ATAGGTGCCGCTCGCCTCCGCCCAGGTGGCCTGATCATGGCGAAACACATTGCCCCCGATAAGCATCCATTCCGCGCCGTTGGAGTGCAGGTAGAGGGTGCGGTTGTCTGACACCAGGCGGCCAAGCTCCCCGTTTTTGGGGCAAGTGACGATAATGGTGTTCTGATCGTTGGAGGTTTTGATGAGATTCCACTCGCCCCCCGCGTTGCCGTCCGTAAAGATTTTGTAGGTAGAGGTCGCGTCTGGTGTCACGGCCCAGGCTTTTGTAAGAGCGAGGGTAGTCGTGCTGTTGCTTAAAACAATCCGCGTCTGGCCCACGCCCGTGCCACCCGTGATGGTGACGCTGTAGCCGTTCCAGCGGCCCGCCGTCCATCCAGCGCCAGAATCTACCAAGGTTGTGCTGGTAGCGCTCGTGGCCGTGCCTGTGTCCACGCTGGGCTCGTAGTCCGCAGGGTAGGGCAGCGTGACTGTCACCTCGCTTCCAGCGGTGTTGTTTAGGCGCGTGGAACGCGTGGTGTAGGACAGAACGGTATCTGCGGAGATGTTGAGGTTTTCTGTATCTGTGAAGAACCGCTCGGCCACAAAATCCTGGAATCGCGCGCGGCCAACCAGGTGGTGCCGATCTGCGGGCTTTCCTGTGAGTTGATACGAGCCCGTAATAACCTCAATCCGGCGATGGCCGTTTGGGTCATAGACAGGCGCGCCCGCGAGGTTGGCGGGGTAGTCCGTGATTTTGATGCTGTACGGATAAGTGCCCCCATCGGAAGAGTCGTCCCAGAACCCGGCGCCACCGCCAAGTAGTTCGGACTTGACACCCCAGAAATAGATGCCGCCCGTGTTGTCACCAAAGCGTACGAGTGCCGTGGCGCTGCTGTCCAGGTCAAACTCCGTGTTGATGAATGTGGTGCCGTAGCGCGCGCCGTCTATGTCCATGCCTACAGGGTTAGTGCCTGACATGGCCTGCCCGTGAGAGTATATTTGCAAGTTCAAAAAGGTGTTGTCGTTTGGGCTGTCGCCTGAACCGGAGGCATAAGAACGCAAAAACACTTCTGGGCAGGCGTGCAGGTATAAGTCGCTTGTGTAGTTCCAATAGGTTGGATAGTTGGTGTCATCTCCGCCGTCCTGCGTAGCCCCTTGCGTGCAGCGGACACACTCAACGGACTGCACAGCATTGCGCATACAGGCGTTGCCCTCGCCGAGCCAGAGAAGCCCCGTCCCAGCCAAGCCGATTGTGACCCCACCAAAAAAGGCATTTTCCCCAGCAATCTGCACCCCTACATCGGTGATGTCAGGCCAGGAAGTTTTGGCCACAGTGTCCAGGTCAAGTTGTTCGCGCTCAAAGAGCAAAATGGTCTGGCCGCGCCCGGCCCCTATAACTGTCTTGCCGCTGAAAATCTTAAAGGCATTTGGCTGGAGGTAGTAGCGGCCAGCCGGAATATAGATGCGCCCTTGCGCCGCCAGGGCCGTGACAAATGCGTTTGTGTTGTCCGTCCATTCCCCAACGGGGGCGATAAGGGTGTCAGCGTCCGCCACGGCCCCGTAGTCCAAAACGCTTGGCATGTTGCCTGTCTGGCTGTCCACGAGGGTCTGGATGGCTGACTGGGCCGCTTCAGCGCGCGTGGCCACGGAGGTGAACTCGGAGTTGGATACGCCGATGGTCTGGATTTGGGTGCCGTCCGCATTGGTGCCGAGGATTTGGTCGGCGGCTATGGCGCCAAGCTCAGTGGCCGTTGCCGTTGCCCCAATGCTGTATTTGACCGCGCGGTCTATTTGCTCTTGCTGGCCTTTGTCCACCATAAGGAGGTAGTCCAAGGCTTCCTCGGTCGTTTCCTTATAGGCACCGCCCTGATTGGTAAGATCAGTTTGCTGCTCTAACGGCAAGGCGGGCGTGAGAAAGAGTTTTTGTCCAGTGGCCAGCGGGCTGCCAGACAATGGATAGGTGATGCTGCCCCCCGCGTCGTCTCCCACACCTGAGACGCTGTAGTCCACACCTTCAACAAGTGTGCTTTCCGCACCATCGCTATCCTTCAAAGTGACGGCCAGCGTCGTACTGCCGTCCTCTAGCGCAAACACCTTAAAATTGAAGGCAAAACTGGTCGCGCTATCATTGCCGTCGTAGGGATACCTATTAGGGACATTGGGTACAGTCATTGCGTTTCTCCATAAAAAAACCCCGCTCTGGGCGGGGCGTTCAATCAAAAATATTAAAGACTTTATTCAGAAAGGCTCTCAGGCAGCATCTCCCCTTTGCGCCACCAAGGCTTGGTGCCCTTCGTTTCCTCTTGCTTGCGCTCCATCCTGCGTCTGCGGGAGTCAAAATCAGGATCAACCATGCGCTCTATCTGATCTAAGAACATGCGCTCCACCAAAAGGCGCGTGTAAAACACCTTCCAATACGGCAGGGCGTTGTATTTGGTAAACTGGAACGCTTCGCGCGTGAGGTTGCTGTCTTGCTCACCCGTGGCCTTTTTGCCCGCCGCGATAGCCAGGTCATACAAGCTGTTTGCCGCGCCGCCTGTGGGCCCGAGAACAAGCGAAGCTAGAGCGTTTGGCATAGTAGAGCGCGGCAGAATAATGTCGCCCAGAAGGCCAGCCCAGCCGCCAAAAGCCATGGATGCGGCCCAAGTTTGAGGTTTAGTAAAGTCTGGAAGCGTGTTGCCTGTCAGGAGCGATGTAGCGGTCAGGGCAATGCCCCCCGTGAAAGTCATACCAGCCGCGTAAGCTCCAAGCATTCCGAAGTTTCCTGACGCCAACCCCTGTTGCAGGTGCGGCAGCATATGGTTCAGCATGATAGTCGTAGGGAAAGATTTTAGATCCCAGAGCGTCCCCCATAGCGCTCGCTCCCATGTTCCTGCGCGGTAGCTACCTATGGCCTTCCCCCGGACAAACGCACGCGGGAGCGTAGTGGCCATTTTGGTAGACTCCGCGTTCAAAAGCTCCAGCTTGTAGGCAATATCCGGGTTTCCGCCCTTGCGTACAGCATCCGTGAAGATGAACTTTCCCCCCGTGGTCGGGTCTTCAAAAACCTGCGTAGCTAAGATTTTTTGATAGTCCGCCTTGCTAATCTCAAAGTGCTCAAGGGTGGTGCGCATTTGCGGGTTTAGGTCTTCCCACCTCACATCCTCTCTGAGCATGCGAACATTTTTCCCTGTAGTTTCTGTCTTTGTTGACCCGTCTATATTTTTTCCTGTGGACTTAAGTCGCGCAAAGGTCGCGGCCCACTCCATCGGGAGCGCTTGGCCCACCAAGTCCGTAATGCGTGATAGGCCGTTCAGGCGCAGCGTGGAATCCAGGACTGCACCCGGCACGCCCTGCGCCATGCCCTCATCACTAAAACCGCGCGCAACCTTAATGCCCCGGCTGGAAAAAGCCGCTCTAATAGACACGCCATGCACAGAGCCGATGACCGAGATCATTTGCTTGGCCAGTTCCCGGTCTCCCGCGTCGGCAGGGTTCATAAGTTTGCCAAGCCGACCTAGTGCCTTTGTCGCTTCCAGGCCCTGCATCTTAGCCGTCATGGCCGTCGGCACTGTATCCGATACGGTCAGAACAGAGGAAAATCCCAGCACGACGGCCTTAACCCAGTTTCGGGAGCCCATATAAGCATTGTAAGCTGCGCCTGTGCGCCCGGCCCAGTTGAGGCGCTCCGTGACCGCATCATAGGTCTGGTCTATGTGCGCCATGCCTTGCGTGTTCGCGCCATTGGATAGGGCCCAGGCCTTTATGCGGCGAAGCTGCGCCGATGGATTCGGGCCCATCTCTTTCATAATGGCGATGTCACGAGCCATATTGTCCACATGGTTTACCATGTCATTGAAATACATGGCTGCGCCGCCGCCGTACTTTTCGTTCAGGAAGGCATAATCGTCAAAGGCCTTAAACCGGAAAAATCGCCTGTGCGCGCGCTTCATGGAAAAGCCTTGCTTGTCTCCGAAGAGAGGCTTGGCCAGGTCTATGCGTTCAGCGATGTCCGACACGCCTTCGCTGATAATGCTTTTGTGGACTTTACGAAGAATGTTTTGAAACTTTTTAGGCGAGAGTGGTGCTCCTGTCTTAAAATCTTCCATCTTGGACAAATCCACCCGATCCTTAAAGTCCGCATAGAACGTCTCAAAGTCCGGCGCGTTTTGGTACACACGATCAGGGTTCCAGCGCTGCGGGATGAAATTTTTAATCTTCCCCATTATGCCGCCGACAGCCTCATATTCCTTTTTTAAGGATTGGTAGACTTTGTGTAATTCCTTTGCAAATTCGCCATGTTCGGCCTGAAACTTTTGGTCGTGTATTGCGCGGTTCACGAGCGCGAAGCCGTTTACATCTTGCACAAAGCCCGCGCCCTTAGAGCGGAATCGCTCCACAACATCTGCAATTTCACGCAAATAGCGGTTCTTAATGGCGTCATGCGCATTGTCTACACGCTCTAGGAGCCGCCGGGCCGCAACAGTTTGAGCGTGTCCGAAAGCAAGCTTATATAAACCTGTGACAGATCGCCGGGCGGCCATCTTCTTCATCGCCTCAAAGGTCGCAGCCTCGCGCTCAATGCGCCCCTTTACGACATCCCAGGCCTGGACATCGCGCAACAGATTTTGCGCCTGGCGCTGAAACTCGGACTGCGCCAGCTTGGCCATGTGCGTGGACGCAATAGCAGAGCCCCCTGGCCCGTGTTTGGCCTGGAAATCGGCCTCCAGTTCCTTGAATTGCTTGATGACGGCCCGCTTTTGCGCATCCGTCAGGTTTTGAGCGTTTATGCAATCAACAAAACTCATTATCGTATCCTACAGAAAGTTATGGCGTCGGCTACCTTTTTGTTCTCGCGGACTATATCCACTGCGTCCGCGAAGCGCATTTCGCCCGTTTCTTCCAGGGGCACCATATCATCGGGATATTCCCGTGCGCGAGTCTCTAAATCGGCGATATAATCCCGGCTTTCAATGTCGCGCAAAATGGTGTCCAAAGCTTCCTGGTTTGCGTCACTTAACGGCGGGGGCGCATCATCCAGGCCCTGCTCTGCAAAATCTTCTATGTCATTTGCTGTTTTATAAAAATCTTCTTCTTCTGCGAAAGATGTTTCCTGGTCTGTAATTCTGTTTTGTATATTATCAGATTGATCCACACTTGAACGAATTGTTTTTTCTATTGCAATATCAATGTCCGTCCCGTTATTTATTTCATCAATTATTTTCTTTATTAGAATCTCTGACTGTTCATCAAAGTTATATGCATGTTTTACCCCTAGACCAGTCAGCATATTTGCAGATGTAAGCTCTCCTTTGTTTTTATGTAAGTTTTTTATTCCATTTATTATAGAGGCATGGCTCTTCATGCCAAACAAGCTTTTAAGAGTTTCTGCAAATTCTTTTAACCAGTTTCTTATTTTCTTAACAATAGATTTTCTTATCTTAAATTTTTCATTTATAATATTGGTTGCGTTAACGGCCCAAAACTCTGATGCATTCATATATTGATAATGACTGTGCATTATCTTCTCGTTAATGAGAGCATTTGCAGCTTTCATTTGAAGGTCATCTGTAGCAACCTTCCCAGATAGCAATCCATCAACATAGGACACAAAATCTTTTAGCTTTTCTTTCCCACGCAACGCATCTATAGCTGTTTTTGCTTGTCGCGCCCACTCTTTATATATTGCTTTTTTGATATTAGATGGCAGCATTAATTCAGTGTGGTGCAATATTTCATGTAAAACTGTCTTTCTGTCACGCCAAAACATATCATTCATAATGTGGACAATGTTTTCCACGCTATCGTAGAACCCGCTTGGCCCGCGCTCGCGCGCCTTAGAAGAGCGCACGGATATGCCCAAATCATTTATTATATTTGGAGCTTTTTCTATGAACCAAAGAGCAAGGCTGGCGTCTATCGTTCCGTGCCTGTCTTCTCTTAAAAGTCGCTCCTTGACATACCGAGGGTCATATACGCGATCACGATCTTTCGCAAGAAATGCCCTTGTCTTATTAGAAAACTCTCTATTGTCTGCTTTGGCCATAAGCTCTTTGAAGGCATCTTCATAGCTCATAACGCCATCGTAAACCTGCTTCCGCAAGCGCTGAACGGTCGGCATTATTCTGGCATCCACAGGCTTCTCTTGCTTGTATTCAATTCCCACAGCCTCGTAAAGTTCGCCAGAATACGGGTCTTTACGCACTTCAACACGGACATCGCCCCTAAGGTACCTATCAATATCGGCGTTTAATGTCGCTTCATCTCTAAACCCTCTCCTGGAGAGCACAATACTGCCAAGCTTATATAACTCTGCTTTTTCATCTGGCGAGGATCGTTCTATGGCTCGCAGAATAGCTGTTCTCGCTGCACCTTCATCATTAAGAGGCACCCCACTAAGCTCTTTTCTTATTTTTTCTCTTAAAGATCTCCATGGGTCATCTAGATATGAGAAAAACAAGTTTTGCCCATTTTTGCTTTGGCCTTTTAACCTATTTAAAACCTCTGCTTTAATGTCTGAAACAGAAAGAAAAGAGCCGCCTGTTAAATTAAAAACCGCTTCATCTAATTTGTTTTTTGCAATAGCTTGAGCAACATCATTTACGGATAGATTGGGGTCATCTATATCAATCCCCAGATGATACGCTTGCTTGTCTATATCAGAAAGTTTTTCATCAAGTTTTTCATCCTTGATTTGCCTTTTTGTTTTGACTTCTGGTTCTGAATACAACTTGCTTTGGCCAAAAAACTCATCCCGCATTGCTTCCATAATCCAGGACTTGTCAACATACCCCTGTTCATCCAGCTTCGGCTCTATGCCCGTTTGCAGCTGAAAAGTCTCCGGCTCTATATTGTCAAACGCAGCGCGCCGCTTATAAGTTGAAGAATGCACGTTCAGGTCTCTTTTGCGGAACAGCCCTGGACGCGTGCGAGAAGTGATGCCCATTGACCGTAAGTCCCCAGCTTCTGGCGTGTCAGGGTCTATCCCGCCTCTCCGCTTAAAATAAGCCAATATCGGGTTTTTTGGCCCCTTCTTTGTTTTGGTGACCTTGTGCGGTTTTTGTGTAGCCTGCCTGTAGAAAGCTATATCTTCCATAAAGCTTTTGGCCGCGTCCATGTCCTCGGGGGCCACCCGAACCTCCGGCGCGCGCTCGGAGAAAATATCCTGTTGCGTGCGTACTGCCGGGTCTTCAAATAGGCCGTCCTCCAGGCCCTTTTGAGCAACGCCCGGCCTGATGCGCTCTCCCCGTGCGGCGGCGGCCTGCCGGGCACTGCGGTCGGTGCCATCTATGGTGAATTGGTCAAAGGTGCCATCCGCCAAACGCACGCGCTCAGAGCTTGAAGCACGCCTGCCCGCAACCGCTTTAAACCTATCAGGCAGCGTGTATTCCGGCTCGCGGCCCTGCTTTATTGCGTCCTGCGTCTCTTGCAAGTTGGTGCGGTGCGCCTTGACTTCCGTGCGCGTAGGCTCCGGCACGGGGGCAGTCTCATCTATCTCCGCCGCACGAGCCATGGTCTCCGCAGCTTCCCGAATTTCACCCGGCATTTTGGGGTCATCAGCCACCTCACGATATGCAGCGGCGTCAGGCCAGAAGCGCTTAGAGAACGCGTCTAGCGTAGCGTCCACGCCCTTTGCAATCGCCTTGCCAACGCCCCCAAGAACGCCGCCCCATACGAAGGCAAAAAACACATCTGCGGCAGCCTCACTCATGCCATACTTAAGGCCCATGGCGTGTCGCCACTGTGCGCGGTCAGGGATGGACGCCACCTCAATACCTGTGTTTAAAGCCGCTGTACGCGCAGCGGCCCCCAGGATTGTACGACTGGTCCCAATACCAATGGGCAGTGTGATCAAGCTTATGGGCTCGGTCATATAGCCCATCATGCCCCCGGCCATGCTTGTGATCATGGGCCACCCGGAGCGCGCAGCCATCTCGTCTGCGATAGCGCGCGCCTCCGATGCTTTGTGGGCAAATTGCGCGGCATGTTCAGAAGGCGCGACAAGGCCCTGCGCTAAATCAGGGTCTGTCTCACGCACATGCGCAATCCAGCGATTGAATAGGTCGGCCTGGCGCTTTTTTGTATACGCCGAAAATGCTGAGGCGTCATTCCTTATCCAGAGAAGGAATAGGTCGGCCTGGCGCTTTTTTGTCTCCGCCGAAAATGCTAATGCTGGGGCGTCATTCCATTTGTAATAGTCCCAAGCTTCACCAGTGTCACGCTCGTAAAAGTCTAAAAAACTTTTGGTAAGAGGGTGGTCTTTGTCAGGCCCACCGATCGGCAAGCTGATTAACGATACTGCCCGTTTCATAGGACGCAGCCGCCGCCTGGGCCAAGAACGCATCCATTTTTTCTGCGCCAATGACCGAACGCGAAAGCAGCGCTTGTTCTCTGTGGCCTTTACCTAGGAGGCTAACCGCGGTCATGTTGCAAACCCAAAGGCGGCGGACGACCTTAAAATATTATCCAAAAATTCTTGGTATGTAGATCCACGCGCATTTTGCCGCGCCTCCAGCGCTCGCATATCTAACAGATACGGCCTACCATCCTGGCGCAGCAAAACCTCCATATCATCGTCCATTAGCAGAAAGTGCCCGTCACGGCCTTGCTCGTCAGAAGAACTGGCCACGCGCGCAAAGCTGCGAATTTCATCTGGTGTGACGAAATGGCCAGTGCTGTCTATAGGCATACCGCCCATGGCTTGCAGGTCGCTGTCATCTATATTGCGCAAGATATATTGTATTTCTCCTTTGTTGGCAAACTTCCCGTTTTCCTTCTCATAAGAGAAAACTTTGCCGCGGCGGCCCAGATCAAGCTGCGGGCCGTAGATAGCAGTTATAGCGGCCTTGATTTCTTTATCCTCTACGGTTACATCTGGCGCAAGATTGCCAGTCCGGAGGCGGGCATCCTTCATATAAGCAAGTACAGCGTCCACGCCGCCACTGATGCTTTCAGGGTCAAGCACATAAGCATTTAGGCTCTCAGTGACGCGCGTTCTGGCGTCATCTGCCTTAAAGGCCGTCACATCCAGGCGCATCCCGCCCACAATCCGCCCGGCGGTGTGGGGATCAACGGACAACAGGATTGCCGCCATGGGCGAGTCTTTGGATATGTCCTCTGCCAAAGTGTATTTTTCAGCAGGTGAAAGCACGCTACCAAGATTAGAAACAAGCGCAGCGGCCTGTTGCTCTGGGGCGCGCTCTAATATAGATTGGATAGATTGCGTCTCTGCCTTCAAGAACAAAGGCAGTGGCACACCCATCATCTCTCGTGTTTTGCGTGACTCGGCGCGCCGCTGATTTAATTCCGATGACAATGCCTCTGGGCTTGACATGTCTAAAGGCGCGGGGGACTCAACGACCTCATTGGCAGTAAGATACGCCCATGGATCTTTTTCCAGACTTTCCCATTTTTTCTTAATCGCCTGTTCGCGCAATGCTTGCCTTTCAGTCTCGGCGCGGTAGCCTTCACCGCCCACCTCTTCTGCGTTCTGGGATAGGTACTCCTGATCTTGCGCAAAGGTCGTTGTGGCGCGGGCGCGAATTTCTTGACCAAAAACCTGCGCGCTGTTAAAGCGCGCTTGAATGTCAGCAATATTGTCTTCGTCTACCCCCAGAGATCGTAGCTGCTCAGGTGTGGGCATTGCCTGGCTGCGCCCTTTGTCTAAAGTTTCTGCGATCACATCCTCTGCCAGGGATAGTGCAGCTGCGCGCTCTCCGGCTAGTGCGGCTTTGTTTTCTGCCTCCACCCTCGCCCGGGCCCATTCATAGGTGCGGGCTCTATCGGCCACGGGCACACGAGCAAGCCAGCCTGTAGCATTTGAAAAATCGTTTGCGCTTTCCGGACTAGCCCGCCAGCTTTCCAAGGCGGACACCATATCCTGAAACGGCACCGAGGCTTTATTGCCCCATTTGTCCCCGTCATGCTTGCCCTTGCCATCAGCCCCCTGCAATCCGGCCCAGACGCCAGCCAGTGCGTCCGCGTAGGCTTCGGCGGTCATCTCCCCCGCCATGAATTTGGACAGCCCTGCACGCTCCATAAGGGCCTTAGCGGCCTTATCCTGCGTAGCCTGATCAAAAGTGTCTAATGGGCTCAGCGTGCCGTCATCCACCAACATTTGCATCGTGGGCGGGATGACTTGCCACGCCCCCATGGCCGAGGTTTGAGTGCTCAAAAGCTCGGCCACAGTCATCTGGGTGATAGGTTGCTCGGCTTTATTTCCGCCGTGCACGATTTCGTAATCCCCGCCGGACTCAGCCTTTTGGATAAGCTGGCCCACGCGCCCCAGATCGGACGGGGTCGGGCGCAGCATTCCTGCCAACGCTTGCGGTGTGTGTGTTTGCTTTGCAGCTTCCCAGCGCGTTTTTGCTAAAGCATCTACCGCACTCTCTAATCGCGCGGCTGTTTCTTCTGGCGACCATTCTTGAGCCTTGCTTAATGTATCTATGGCTTCACGCGCGGTTTGGACGCTCTCTTGAAACAGTGCATTATCGTGTGGGCTCTGGGCAACGGCGCGACCGAGTTGTGCCATGGTGCCATCATAAACAGAGGCTTGATATGCCTTGCGTTGGTTCACCTCGTGAGCGGAAACAGTGTTCAGCCCAGATTGGCCAAGTTGCACGGCCCACGCTTCTAAGTTTGGGCGAATATTCGCGTTTTGTACTGTGTTGATATATTCTGTGCTCTTATCGGTCCAGGTCGTGTGGTATTCTTTTGACGCGCCAAGAGCGCTTTTGCCTTGGCGTGTCAATATCCCACTTTCTTGCCCGCGCACAATGTCGTGGTTAATCTGCCAAAGGGCTTGTTTTGCCTCTAACTCTGCCGCTGCGTTATCCTCGGCCTGCATCTGGCCTGCGCGGCCAAGCATAAGGTTTGAGGCACCTTGAATATTTTTTCCAAATTCCTGTGCGGCCTGAGCGGTTGCTGTCCCAAAGCTGGACGGCGATGCATTGGCGCGCAAAAACCCAGACATGGGACGGCTGCGTTGCGTGCCGCCCGCCGGGTATGAAGGGGATTGATGCATGCGCCCGTCTTGCAGGGCATCATGGGGAACCATGGGCATTCCTATCTGGCCCCCCGTTTTGCTGCGTCATACCTGAACAAGGTAGAGCTTGCCCCACCCAAGAGCGTACCGGCCGCACCAAGCGGCGCAGCAGATCGGGCGCTGGAGGCGGACAGGCGCGATAGCTCGGACTGCGCTCCATAATTCCAACCCTGAATTTCGTAATCCCGCGCTTCGCGCCGGGCATTGTCTCGGATAATGAGGGCGTCTAGCTCCCCAAGCTCCACTGTGTCCGTCAGGAGGTCTAGGTTTGTGCCTGTGTTGACCTGGGTGCCGCTTGCGCCCATCGCAGCGCGTTGAGAGCCAAGGGTTGCGGCGACTTTCCGCCTATGCGCCTCTTCTTCTTGCGCCCCGCGCGCTATGGCGTCCTGGGCGTACATTTGGGCAAAGCGCTCGTTTTGCGCGGCGATCTGGGCATTGTAGTCATCAGCCCGCGCCTGGGCCTGATATCCTTGATACGCTCCATATGCGGATATGGCTGTGCCAGCCAGCCCTGTGACGGCTCCACCTACAGCGCTACCGACGCTGCCTAATGCTGAACCAACTGCTGAACCAACTGCGCCCATTTAGCGTCCCACCCTTGTTTCTGTCATGACTGCGTTGATTGTGGCCGGAAGCGGATACGCTTGCCGGACAAAGATATGGTTATAATCCTTTAGACGCGGCGCGATATTGGCCTCCAACATTCCAGAGATAAGAGCCAAATCGTCCTTTTGCTTAAAATCCCGCAGGCTGTTCTCATCTGGCCCTACCGCAAGGCCGCGCGTTTTTTGTACCATAAGGCGCACGGCAACAGCCGCCTTTGTGCGGCCTATACCGCTTTCAAAATACGGGTCTAAGGTCTTTAGGTCTGCCGTGTAGGGCAGGCCAATGTGCACCTTACTCGCGGGGTTTTGCAGCACAAGAGAGCCGCCCGATACAGTTTGTTGCGGCTCCACGCGCCCATCGGCCAGGATGGCTACTGTGGCCCCGTTGAGGTGCTCTAGGCCGTAGATCGTATCTACCTCTGCGCCATCATAGGTGACGCCGCAATCCACAAAAAATCCGCCCGTTTCATCAGCGACATAGCGTGCCTCTAAGCGCTCCACAAATCGGCGCGTGACCCCGTTTATGGTGCGCTTGACCACAAAATAGGTAGCATCCTCATTCCCCTCGGACACGGAGGTCACACTCTCTACCTCGCCGTCCGTCTCGTGCTGATGCAAGGCTATGACCTCATGTTCGCGCAGATAAGTCAGGCCCAGAAGCTGACCATCGGACATCACTATCCACACGATAGAGTCCGGGATTTGGGCGTAAGCCATCTCTTTGATTTCTCTTTGCTCAAAGAGGTGCTTGGCAAGGATGGTGACATTGTTCCCGGTGTAGGAATCGCTCTCCCACGCGTAGGTCAGATCGCGGATGATGGTGCCCTTGCTCTGCACAAACAGAATAATGTCGCCGACCACAACTGGGCGCACTTGCGAGGAGCCGCGAGAAGCCTGCTGTTTAATGTTTGTGGGCTGCGTTGCGTCTATAAAGCCAGTTGAGCCGTCTATCGTCCATTCGCCACCGCTTGTCAGCGCAACCAGCTTGCGCAAAGGGATAAGGTGGCGGATTTGATTTACCTCATTGGCCGCGATTGTATAGGTGGCGGCATCATCGGCTACCACGGGATCAGATACAGAATGGTCGTCATACGCCCCTGACTTTGTAAACCAGAAAGTCTGCGGTTCGTCTTCAGAAGCCGCGTAGGTGCGGCGCTGCTCAAAATACACGCTTACCCCTGGGTAATCCCCAGCGCCTGTGAAGGGGTCATCGGTGCGCGTGAAGGTGGCCAGCGTCCAGGAGGTGTGGCCTGTGCGCGAAAGGTTGTGCGGCGCGTAGTCCGGGTGCGTCAAAGTCATCACATCCGCGCTTTGGGTGTATTTTAGAAGAGGCAGATCATCCGACTCGTAAGGCGTGGCAATTTTATACACACGCGCGGCTTCTCCGCCTGAAATATAGGCTTCCCAACCAGAGGCGTTTATGGCGTTGCCGATTGTGTCCTGTAGCTCAAAAGTATTAGTGGCCGCATTTGCCACGACAAATGGGCCCGTATTGGCTCGCTCCATGCCTATCACGTCGGAAATATAGACATGATCCCCGTTGGAAAACCCGTGACTGGCCGCCGTGACAACCGCAGGATTGGCCGCTGTAATCCCTGTGATGGTTTTCCCGGTCTCCAGGACTGGCGCGCCATCCTTGATGACATGCATGGTCTGGTGCCCAAAAACAAGGGCGTAGGTTTGCTCGGTTGAGAAAGAAAAGTCAATCAGGCGGTGTGCTTTGTCTGGCTGCGGCACCTCCATGACATAGCGCATCCCCGCGCGGTTGGATACGCCGCCGTGCGGGTGCACAAAGAAGTTTTTTAGAAGGGCCGCCCCTATATGATACCTTGATAGGTCTTGGCGATAGTACAGGTCAGGCGCGACCTCCCCGGCAGCAAAAGAGATTTGGGCAGGAGATATATCTACCATCGCGCGCGCTCATATGGTGCGGCCCCTTTGGGGGCGTCAGTGCGCTCATTGGCCGAAGCGGTCATAGCCCGCGATAGGCTCATCTGGTACATTTCCGCCGCAACCTTCATGAAATCACCATCCACCTGCAGAGAGGGTGTCACGGCCAGGGCAAGTCTCCAGGAGAAAGCCTCCACAAAAAGTGGGTCAAAGAGCTCTGTATTATTCACCTTGGCCGTGTAAGCCAGCGTGGCAGGGGATATGCCCGTGTAAATCCGCATTCCGCTGCTGTCTGCAGCTAGGCCCACCTCAAACGGGATGGCCTCGCCTATCATAGGGGAATAGTCCCAGTCGTCATGATCATAGACATACGGCCAAGCGTGCGTGTCGCTTGTGCCCGTCAAAACGCGACGGGCAGCCAGGCAGTCTGAAGGGTAGGTGTAAATATACTTCCAACGCACGGGCGCGCTTTCCCCAGAAGGCACGGCAAGCTCTACAGTCTTGCGCGCAAAGGCCCAGTCATGATCGCGCAAAACCGCATCACGACTGGGCGCATAATGCAAAGAGCAAAAGCGGGCTTCTTCCGAATCCTCATTTAAGCTCTCTATGGTGGATTTGGCTGCAATATGGCTCAAGGCCAAATTGCAAATCCCGACAACGGAGGTCATTTTTGCTTAATGGATTCCGCTGCCATATTAGGGGCTTTGGCCGCGAGCGTATACGGCGTGACTGGCTCCTCTTTTGGCTTTTCGGCCTTTTGAGCCTTTGGTCGTCCGGGGAGTTTCTTAAGCCAGGCGGGTAGTGGCCCTTGCCAGTCTTGCAAAACATCCCCCTCTTTTAACAGCCGATTGCCACTAAAAGCTCTCTGAGTCACGATATAGCTCATGGCGCGCTCCTTAGATATGGTTGCTTTGGACTTCATCTGCAAGGAAGGCCGTGACCTTACCCGCCGTGGCCGTCGTGCCCTCCACTGTGTAGTACAGGCGCAGGTACTGCTCGCTTGTAGCTGGCACAAAAGTGACTGGGAACACATAGCCAGCCTTCAAGGAAGCCGCGGGAATGGCCCCAGAGGAAGCTAAAGTCGTGGCGCTGGCGAAGTTTTCCACGGTATCACCTTCTACAGTCACGGTTAAGCTCGTGAGAGTGGCAAAGTCCTCCGTCACCTGAATGTGCAACCGAACAGGCGTACCAGCCGCAAGGTCACGGCCTACCTGGAGGTCAATCACATTGGTAGATGCTGCCGTGACCGTCACAGCTTGATTCTCACTGAACGTATTTTGTTTATCGGGAATCATAATAATTTTCCTTTCTTTTGCGGTTGGTTAGGATACAGCGTCTTCGGTGCTCAGGATGGCATCGCACTTCTTGACCTCAAAGCCCATAAACTTGGTCACGGGCCTGCCCCCTACATCCTCGTAGTACACGGAAGGTGTAGATTTGGCGTAGGCCAGCTTGTCCATAAAGGCTTTGATAGTTCGGTTGCAGTAGATGACTGTATTGCCCTTGTTGGTATCGTAGAGCTTGTTAAGCGCATCAATCATCAGGTTCACAAGTGCTGGCGAATCATCACTTTCTGCGCCGTATGTCGCCACATCAGTCACATCAATATTGCATACGCGCGCAATATAGCGATGGTCTGGCACGGCCAATCCTTGCTGGACAGTGTAGTAGTCAATGATGCCGGGGTATTGATTGCCCGCCGCATCCGCGATCTGCTCATTATCCATGCGCTTGCGCTTGATGCCTGCCTGCGTGCCTTGCGGATAGATCGTGTGGCAGGTATCATCGCCCCAGGACACGAACCACACCGAGGTGTTGTCCGAGCCAGAGCCGCCTGCACTAACGATTTGATCGGCGGTTTCGCCAGACAGAGAGCCAAAGCGCGGGGCAAGGCCAAGCATCTGCTTTACATCATCTGCGGAGTTTCCGTAGAACATGTAAGTGGCCAGGTCTTGACTGATAGCCTCCATTTTTGCTTTAGCCTGCATCATAAGGTAGGCTTCCTTATTGTTCTGCAGCTCCAGCAAAAGCTCATCAGCCTCCACTTTCGCTTGAAAAATTGAACATGTGTCAACTTTCTGTTGCGTGGTGGCCTTGGTTGCAGCAACCCCCTCGTTATACCCGCGCAGTGTCGGGCTGGGCATGGAGGCCACGCGCGTGGTCATGTGCCCTGTACCCTGATTGCATTCCACCGCAACGGCGTCCTGCACAATCGGGTTAACTTTTGAGAGGATATTGATGATACGGGAAGAGATTTTCCCTGTTTGGTCGCTGGCCTTTAGGATGTCCGAAAGCGTAGCGTAAGTATTCCCTATGGTTGCCATAAGGTTCTCCTTTCTGATATGTAAGATTGACTATGAAAAGACACTAATCTGTTTTCATGTCTCCGAAAAACAATTTAGCGTCCGATTGCTCTGGGGCGCTTTGTGACTTGCCTGATACGGGCTGTGCTTCGGCGAGCATTTTGCCAATTTTGGCAAAGCCCCGAACCATGGACGGGCTTTCGCCCAGCCCACTTGCGTCCAGGAACTTGCGGAAGTCAGGGTCAAAGAACTTATCAAGGGCTTTTCCAGCAAAGGCGAGCGTTTTATCTAGCTTTGCGCCGCCTATGTCCTTATCTGCCTTAGTTTCTTCTCGCCATTTATCTGCCATATCTTTTGTGACCAAAGTTTGCTCTTGAAAACCTGCAAGCATTTTGTTTTGCAGTTGCAATCCAAGGTCTACAAGCTTCTGCGCCCCCTCCTGATCCAGCCCAAGCGCTACGGCCTGTTCTTTGAACGCGCCCATGATTTCCTTGTCGGCTTCCACGCCTTCGGGCAAAGAGAAGTCTTGCAACTCTTTTGCGCCCTCATCGGCGGCCTCGCCTTCATCTGGACTATCTTCGGACTGCCGTTCAGGCTGCTGATCCTGATCGGGGTTTTCCGTGCCAGCTTCGGGCTTAGTGGTGCTCTTAGCGGGCGCGGCCTCATCGCCAGCAGATTGCGTTTCTGTAAGATTGGCATCTGCGGCCATGTTCTCTTGTGTCATTGAGTGTTTTCCTTTCTGTAGTTTTCGGTAAACATCTGAACGAACAGACTGGCATCTGACTCGTTAATTATTTCTTCCAAGTGTTTCGCCATGTATTCCATTCCACGATGGAAGTAGATATGCGGCTCGCCCATCATCTGACCTTGCGCAATATTTGCTTTTTCAATGACGCGCCACACAAAGCGGCGGCCCTCTTGTGTGCCCATTACGACACGCACATCGTTCCTGGCTTGGCGTTCTTTAAGTTTGGCTTGCGCGCGCTCGGCCTTGGTGGCTATGGGCACGCCATAGCTATTCGTTGGGCCGGGGGGGCCCTTGTCTTGGCTCATATTTGCCTCCTGAAGTGGGGTTAGGCCGCCGCGCCGCCCGCCAGGGCGGTCAGGGCATTAGGGCCCTCGGTGGACGCATCAGCCAGCTTATTGGCTATGTCCGCGCCTTGTTGCGCCGTATTCATGGCGTTTTGCATTTGCTCGGCTTCGGCGCGCTGTTTGCGTATTTGCGCCACATCATCATCTGTGCGTATGACGCGCGGGGATACGCCGCTCATGGCGGCGTACTCGTCTATCGTTTGGTCTAGGTCTATTTTGTCTAGAATTGTGATATTCCCTGTGCGCTGGGCCAGGTCGCCGATAAAGGCTGTTGTGCGCTCTAGACTGGAGAGACCGACAGATTTTTGCGCCTGCGCAAGAAGGGAAATGTACTCAACTTCCATGGATATTCCGGCCAATTCCGGTGGCGGTTTGGGCAGTATGGCCGGGACATTTGCGCCCGCCCATGCTGCGCGCGAGGCTTCCACGGCCAGGGCAAACACGCGGTCTATCAGGGGGTCTAGGAACTCAGAAATCATACGCGTAAGCATTGGGCCAAATACAATTAGGCCTTCATCGCGCAGCCCCGATACCTCGGTTGCGGTTTTCTGCCGCTGTACATTCTGGTGCAGGACAAGCAGTAAGTCTTGGTAGAACGCTTTGGCAATGCGCGCTTCAAGCTCCTGATTGGCCATCATAAATTCTTGCAGGTACGGGTTGATCTCAAAAACAGGCTTGATAGATCCCCCATCCCCGGCCCCCAGCGGGTCATAAGCGATGATATGGCCACCGCGCATCGCGCCTGCATTCAGGCGGTTGACAACAGTCGTTGGCCCTTGCAGGAGCGGGTTGCCCACCTTATTGAGGTTTTTGCTTGTCTCTTTTTCTTGTACTTGCAGTTGCTTTTGATCGCCCAACGCATCCATTCCAGGGCAAGAGGTGGCATATGGGTCTATCCCCGTTTGGTGCCAGCGTGCGCACAGGATGGGGTTTTCACGCATCCCGGAATATTCCAGATACTTGTCTGATTCGCCCCCGGCCTCGTAATAGACGGAGCGCCAAGGCATGTTGCGGTTGTCAGTAGCGCCGGGAATCCGGTCATCGTTGGGCTCTATGGCATGCACGACAGTGATGCGCTTATCCAGGCTATTGTTCTTCATGAGGTTGCGCACATGGTCGGACACCGCGCTCTCCCCAAAGCGTTGCACGCATTGGTGTACGGTCAGGTCAAACTCCCGATACAGCGTATTAATGCGCCCGTCATCGCCTGCGCCCAGGTAGTATTCGCCCATGACGCATTGCTCAAAGTGCACAATGTTTTCCATGTGATCCCACGCCAGCATCGGAGCTTGCCCATAGACGGCCATATCCTCGTACATGGATGGCATGGAAGGGTAGAAGTTAGAACGCGCCAGGATGTGATAAATCGCGCGCTCACTGTCCTCTAGCCATATTTTGACTGGCCCGAACTCCATGAGATCCTTATCTGTCATGGCCAGGCGAAACCATGGGCGCTCGGGCGAAGTGATGTAGGCAGATAACGCCGCGCCCAGCCGCCTTTTGTAGACAAGTGCGGAGTTATTTAGGATATGGATGTTCGCCTTGTGCCCCCTATACCGCTCTTGCGCTGTAAACCTTGCTAAAAATAGCGCATAGTATTTTGAAAGCTCGCGCCAGTAGTCTTCAAAATACGACCGCTCTGTTTTTAAGACTGCAAAGCGCTGGTCGCAGGACTTTCTAATGCTTGCCATTATTGTCCTAACAGCGTCTTGCGCCCGATTTTGGCCTCATCTGTTAAGCCAGAGCCGCCCGTAAGCAGCGTTGACTTTGATCCCGATAGGCCCGATAGGCGCGACCTGGCTTGTGTGCCTGCCTGGCTTACAGCGGGCGTGCTTTGCGTGGGCGTGCTGGCTGGCCCCGTGGGGATATAGAAGACGTTGGGCGCAATGGGCTGCGCGGGCGAGCTAAGACTTCCCATTTTTTTTTCTCCCAAAGGTTAATCGGCGGTAGAGTTGCCACGGCGTGAAAATCCAGCGGTCGTGCAGCCCCAGCGCGCGCTTTACTGCTTCTACGCAAGTAAATGGTGCAAGCGGCGCTGGGGTCTTACGCGTCCGGTCAATGGGGGCCGGGACGACCCGGCACCCCGCCTCGCGGCGGAGCCACGCGGGCATGTTCATGTGCGGCCCTAGGGCGTGATGGGCTATAACATCCAGGTGCGCCCCGGTTGCGTCCAGCGTCACCCACTGCGCCCCGTCGTGCCAGATGACAAAGCAATGCCGGAATCCCGGCTTGAGAAAGTGCAGCCAGCGAATATCTGTTTTGCCTGAGAACGCTACCCATGCATGTTGCACAGACGGCGGGGTTGCTCTCTCTGGCCTCATTCATCGCTCCAGTGTTTGTTCCACGCGCCCAGGACTGTTGCGGGCCCAGCGTCGGCTAGGCGCCGCGTGAAGGCGTCCATGGGCATGGCAACGGGCATGGCAAATGTAAGCACGGCAGCATCGGCCTCATCGGGCGAGCGCATACCGCGCTTTTTGATGTCGTCTTTGCTCTCCAGCACCATCCGTTGCGCGCTGTCAAAGCTATACAGGGGCACGCACAAATCGGACTTGAGGGACTTGGACGGCTCAATCGCGCCTCCGTCCCGTATCCACTGGGCCAGACTATCCCACATCTCTGCGCGCTTGTTTTTGTATCGCGGGCTTGCAGACGCGCCGCCAAAGTTGACCTCGGTCACTGTATGGCCAAGCTGTCGCAAGCGGTCTATGACACCTTCTCCCCGCCCCCCGTCTATGAACACCGCGCGGGGCTTCCAGTGCACGATTTCGTACGCCACGCGGTCGGCAAGCTCCATGTTGTCTATGCCTTGATAGGACACAGGGGCATGCAAGTAGATGCCCTGGCGCTTGCATATCGCGCTACGGTCGCCACCAAAGCGGGCCACATCCACGCCCAGGATGCGCGGAGCGTGTTCTATGGCCCCGGGGCGGATGCTGCGGGCCATGGCCGCGCTCACTTCGTCAATGGCGATCAAAGCGTTGTCCACGGCGGCAGAAAAGTCGCACAAAAACTCTTGGCGGAACTGCGCCGGGGTCATCGTGCCCCTGGCAAGCTCTAGTTCTTCTGCGTCCAGCCAGGGCAAATCTGTCTCATCGGCCCTATATATCCCCGCATACCACAGCGGATCGCGCTGCGCGGCCTCATAGAGATCATGAAACTGATTAACCCCTTTCGGCGTGCCTATGAACAGCGCCCAGCCTTTGCGGTCGGACAGCGCCGGGCGGATGATCTCCCCCCAGACATACGGCTTGAAGTCTGCCATCTCGTCCAGCACAACGCCATCCAGGTAAATCCCGCGCATGGCCTCCGCGTTGTCTGCCCCAAACAGCGTTATGCGCGCGCCGTTTGGTAGTTCTAGGAATAGCTCCGCCTCTTGCTTGCGCGTGCCCGGCACGGGCAGGCCGAAGCGACACAGATACAGCCAGGCGATTTGCTTGGCCTGTTTTAGATACGGCGCAACATAGGCATAGCGCCCGTCGGGCTTGTCGCACCTAAGCGCCGCGTCTATCAGGGCATTCACGGCAAGAATTGTCTTACCAAAACGGCGATGACAGACCAGGACGGCGAAGCGATGCAGGGAAAGGGCCGCGTGTATCTCTTTTTGATATTTGTGCGGCTCATAGCCCGTTTTAATCGGGGCGCTCATTCTCGGCTTTGCGTGAAGGGGCAGGGCCGCGCTTAACTTGAGATCCCGGCGCGGCCTCAATACCTGACTGAACCACTATGGTCGTGGCGCCCTTTTGTGTGACGTCTTGCGCGCTGCGATCTTCCCAGTCAAAGGGGTCATCTTCCCCCTTGCGACGGCGAAAGTTATTACTCAAAAGAAACTTGCCCGTGCCCGCTGGCATGGCCCCAGCTGCAAAGCGCTCTTCTGTGTCGCGCTCAATCCGGGCCTTGGCCGCCGCGATGATAGCCGAAAAGTCTTTACTATAACCTTGGCCATTAAACACGCGTAGCAAGGTTGTGCGATTGGTGCCCAGCGCCACGGCCAGACCGCTCATCGTGGCAGGGCGACCCTCCGTTTTGATTTCGGAAAAATACGCGTCTATTGACGCTTGCAGCTCGGCCTTATCTTTGAAGCTTTTAGGCTTTAAAAACCACCCCATGATTTAGCTCCCGCTTGCGAATGCGATATGCGTCGCGCCCTCAGGGACGCCGCGCGTATGCTCTTGCCCGGCGTTCACCGCAAAGGCCCCGGGCCCCTTGGACGCCACAACTTCAGAATCTCCAAATTTTGCGATAAAATCCCCGTCAACGCTTAAAGCGGAAAGCAAGACGTATCGCGTGCCAGGCTCAAGCTCTATTGTCGCACCATGATCGCCCCACTTACTCGCCGCACTGCCGGGCACGATGGGCAAAGATCCCGCATGATTGTCGCGCGCATAGCTGCGCATTTCGGTGACTGATACCTCGTTAGCCATGATTAACCCCTTGATTTAGATACAAAAAACCCGCTTGCGCGGGCGCGCCTATGGCAACATATCAAAATCATACCCGAATTTTTGCAAGAAGTCAAAACATAAAATCGCACGCGCCCCCGACTTATCCACAACTTTCATAGCCGTGATGCATTGCGCCCAACTTATCGCAACAAAAAAAAATGCAATTCCCCCCAAAAAACCCCTTGACATTTGGCGGCGGTTGTGTCATCATAGACTTATAGGGTGACGGATTGGCCGACGCCCACAACGAAAGGAGAGAAAGCTATGACAAAAATCAACGCCACAGAGACTATCTTGAATAACCTGGACAACAATGCTTTGAGGGAGGCAATTAGCAGACACGGGCAAGAATATGCCCGGTCATCTATCAACTACACCTTAAAGCAAATGGGTATAAAATATACAGTGCGAAAAGGCACCATGACCGCCATTATGAAGCGGCTCGGATTCCGCCCAGAATATTCTAAGAGATATTTGCAACACTGCGCCATGAAGAGGAAAAGCCCCGCCGCCTGATTCCAGGCCGTGCGGAGGGATGCCGCAACCGCAACGAAAGGAGAACAAGCTATGACCGCAATCCAATGGGTGCCAGTGATACGCGCAAGATACGGCGGCAATGATGAGTATTTCGCTACAAAATGGTATGGAGAAGAATCCATGCCAAGCCGCCCTTGGCTTTGCGAAACGCGTAAAGTTGCCCTAATGCGGGCCAGGGACGCAATGCGTTTACGATGGGACTCGCCGGGCCACCCTAAAGGCGATTCACACCACTATGCGGACGCCGTGCCCTTTGAAATGACGCAAGCGCAAGAGCCTTGCGGGCTCATGGGGAGCGTATCCCGCCGCGTTCATATCACGATTGTCGCCGCCTGATTCCAGACCTTGCCCCATCCACCGCCAGGGTGGGGCATAGCCTGCAATCCCGCAGGGAGAGAGAGGAAACCGAGCTATGACAATTTGGCAAAAAAACGACTGGCCCGAGAAAATAGCAGAGACGCTTATCAAAAAAGGCATTATAGACGCGCCGTCGGATAACCCGGAAGTCAGCCCAGCGTCCTACACATGGGCGGAGCACGCAAGCACCGGGTCGTCCTATTTGACGATTGTGTTCCGAAACGGGACGCAGCGGCAGCTGCGGGACGCATGCTATCCAGAAGACGACCCGCAGGAGCCCATGAAGGCACGGGGCAAGTTTGAGGCAACAACGCCCGCGCAGCTCTTGAAGGCGATCCTATGCTATGAGTGCCAAACTTGCGAGGCTCCGGACTTTGAAGGCTCGGCCTTATTCAAGCAACTGCAGATCATAAAACACCGCGCGATGAGTGCCCTCATAAAAGATTGCGATTGGGCCATACCGGACTATACGCACACAGTCACGGCGCACGCAGCCTAACCCCACCCCCCCCGCCTTGTGCGGGGGGATACCGCAACCGAAGAGAGGAGAATCATTATGTATAGAATACCAGCCGTATATCGGCCCGATAACTATCATGGCCGCGTGAAACTAGCCGCTTCGTATATAGCTCAAGACAAGGGAGGCACTAGAACCTTTGATACCTGCTTTGAAATGGACGACGGCGCGGCGGTGGCCGTGGCCCTATACCGTAGGGCGCAAGAAAACCCTAATGGGCCACTTGCAAAAAAAACATGTTGCGACAAAAGACCTCCCGTCGCTTGCGCGGGAATTGAGGGATGCACACGGGAATGAAGACGCTATATGCGATTATGAGCAACAATCTTTAATTGAACTACAAGACGCCCAAGACATCATCGCCAAAGCAAGGGGGGAGCAGCTATGACAAACGACACACAAAAAGGATTGCGCGACCAGTGTACCGCGCTGCGAGCTAGAAATTTGCGGCTTGCCCGCGAAAATATAGAAATCCGTAGCAGGTATGAAGAAGTCTGGCAAGCTTTACACCGACTGCAAAAAGAAGCATTTCCGCGCCAAACAACGGGGCTACAGCTAGCGATGGATGAAGCAACACGAGCATTGTACCCCAAACCGCTATACCCAATTGCCTACAGGCACGCCACCGCAAC